ATAAATGCTACGTTAGCATTCTTCCTAAGACTGAAGGTAGTCTTGAGTTATAGTTAGTACCAAAATACTCCAACTGAAACTTATCATTACCGGACAGATATTTTGCTTTTGGAATACTAATTGTAAACTGGCAAGACATATCATTCGTCTTGATAAATTTAATTCCGCTAAGATATTGACTAGCGTAACTCAATAACACACCTCTCGGATCTCTTCTATGATCAGAATATTTCCTGAAAGTTTCAGGATACACAGCTTTGGCTGCTAACTGCTTGACGTCAAGGTCGGGTAAACCTAGTTTCCAAGTAGCACCAAGATAGTGGACTTGATTCTTTGTTGACTTGTCAATATTCAGTTTAATACCGTAAGTCATCAAAAACTCCGCAACTTTCTGAAGGTCTAACTTCTGTCTAGTAGCAAAGATGGAATCATCTCCAAGTACAAACAACTCTCTATGATAAATATCAAGTTGAAACTTAGATGATAACGCTCCTATAAGTATAACATTAACAACACTAGTAATTAATTGAGTGAAGTAACTTCCACTTGGAACACCGTGTCTCTTACCAGTGTATAGGTTCCCATCAGGCATAACTATTGGAGTAGAACAGAAATAATTAACTATAATGCTCCATTCATTTTCGTCAATATATTCAAACCAGGTTTTCAATATATCAAAACTATACCTAATGAGTGTACTAGATATACTACTATCAAACTTAGAGTAATCTAAACCATATATATTTTTCTTCTTGTTACAAATCCCTAGAAGTCTACCTCCAAGTTCAGGTTTCATTAAACCAATTGACATAGGAGTTGGGACTAACATGAAGTTGTCAATCAATGGTCTAGCGTACTTACTCTCAAGCATCGTCATTTCCAAAGGAAATCCCCAAACAAGACGAGTCTTGTTATTTTGTTGTGTACGAGCGAAAGCGATACACGGGTTAGGTGTTTTAATACCTAAACGAATTTGACGTAATCTATCTATAGCGTAAGGTAATGCATTCTTCTTAGTAGTTAGTAAAGGCAACCCACTGCTCTTTTCTAATTTTATAGCTTTAATGATCTCTTGATCTGATAAGGCCTTAAGCTTCTGACGTCCCAGTCTGAATGCAAATATCTTCTTCGCGAAATCAAATCCTTTTTGCAAATGATCATCCACTTTAATGTTCTTTGTTTTACCAAATAGTTTTAAAGCTTCAAACATTTGATCAGGGTCAAATATCGAACGAGGCGAAGCTTCGTAAGATATATCTTGATGATCAAGAATTTCAGCAACGAAATCGTCGTGTAAGACTCTATCATTAGCTT